TTGTTTTCCCTTGTTGAATACCTTCTATAGACTTAGCTGATAAACTAGCTTTATTAGATACTTCCATAGCATAGTTATATTCTTTCAACATTCTTTTCTGGTAAAAACCTTTATTATCTTCAGTCCAGAATAAATTAAGTATCTTATCAACCAGAGCATCATTAGGTTTCTTTGGTAAACAATAAATAATTTCTTTATCCTTTGGTAAATAAGCATCATGCGTCCAAGCATAAAAAATCATTCTCATATATAGACCTAGTTCTTCTTCTGAAAGATAAACTGTGTCTGAGTTAAATGCGTCTACAAATAAATTCATCTTAGGTAATTTTGCCATCTTTTTTTCTCCTGTTAAAACATTTTATACATAATCTTTGAAGATATGAATGGTGAACTTCTTGAACTATAATAATACACATAGTTTTAGTATATTTTCTCTTACAGTCCAAGCAGTCCACTAGTTTAAGTTTATCTTTTGAAAATAGTGCCACTATCTTCCAACAAGCGTATATACAGCATAGTTCTTGCCTGTATTCCTATCTTTCTTTGTGTGTGTTTCTATATTTATTCCTTTTTCTTTAAGATCAAATATTCTTGATGATAGTCTGAAACACCCATAAAGTTTTAATGCCTGTAATGGGTTAATCGTTTTTTTTTGCACTAGATGATCAAGTATTCTTTCGTTTTGACTTCGTTTTTTCATGTATATTCTCCCTGTAGTGTTTATAAATTTGTCCTGCATAAATGTGTGGATCTACATCTAACATCTCCCAGAACTTTCGTTCTCCATACTTAGTATGAATTTTAGTATGACATGGAAAGCAAACAACAACACCCTTACTATCATCTCTTAACATAGCACCATATCTTGGATATTGAATATGATGAAACTGTCTAGCTTCACTCATGTTATCATAACCCATGAGTTGGCATGGATAACAAGGAAAGTTATCCAAACACCAAATCATGTATTTTCTGTCTTTAATCAAAATGGAATATCATCATCAAGATCAACTTTTGGTTTCGGTTGATCTTCTGTAATATGATGAATGTTTTTTTCTACTGTTTCATTCTGATTTGCCCAATACTCACTCTCTCTGATAGTAATAGATAATCTGTGTGTTGGGTTTCCCTCTTTGTCTGTGTAGGGGTTTTTATCATAGTCATGTGTGTTTTTAAACAATGACATTTCATAGACAGTATCAGCTTTCAACACTATATCGTGCTTTGGTTGAAACTTACTATTTGAGTATGGTGGTGCTAATGGATTTGTTTTTTTATTCTCATTAACAAATAAAGTAAGATTTACTTTTGTCATAATTCTAGTCCTCCTATGTTATCATCAAGCATTTCTGCTGTTGATTGTTTAGTTTTTTTGGCAGCTTTAGTTTGAGGGTTTGAAAATTCACTATCCTCATCTGTTCCAATACTAGTCATAAATAATTTCATTAACAAATATTTATAAGCATAAGAACAAGCCTTACCAAATCCTTTATCAGATTGATCTATTCCATGACCTGCATAATCACCTACTACCATTCTATCGTCTGGTATATCTACATTGATGATCTCTGCATTCATTTTAACAAGTGTAAGATTACCTTCTTTAGTATGCTCTAGCACTCTAGGTATAATTAAAACTCTTAATTCATTGAGTTGTACTTTTACCTTATCGTTGACTTCATTCCATGATGTAATTTTATATGGAACACCATTTGTTTTCCCTTGTTGAATACCTTCTAAGGAATGTGTAATGAGATGTAGTTTTTCAACTAGACTCATTGGTTTTTCTATAGTCATATTATTCTCCTGTTAATACTGCATGACCTCTTAGAGTCATACATTTGTTTACCATTGGTTTGTAATTATACTCAGCTTTATCTGGTAAAAATAATAAAGATGGTCGTATATACCAATTATGCACTACCTTAAATCCTTCTAGTACCTCATTAGTATTTTCTTTAGCCAATGTTTTACAATGTTGTAAATCATTAGTGATCTGTGCTGCATTTGATTTATCAAATGTTCCACTTCTTCCTGCTGTATCAATCACAGGATTGTAACTGCATGATGTAATCATACACATGGCTAACAACTTCTTTAGCATTTATCTCCTCCTGTTTATGTAAGCATAATGGATATTTAGTATATCCATAATTAAGATATAGCTTTGCAACTAGACTCGTAAATGGTTTTAATTGTTCTGGCATTATCTTTTATCCAAAAAACAAGTATTAACCATTTGAGTAAAGATATCGTGCATAGTCGCAGTCATATCTTTTTTATGATAAGCCTTTTTGATCTTATCAATATCAGAAGTCTTAACACGAATTGTGGTGTACTTTTCTGATTTCCTCTTTCCTGTAAATTCAAGTATTGTCATTTGTTCCTCCTCTCTATTTTATTAGTTACCCACCAAAGTTTAAGATTATCTACACCATGTTTTTCTACAAAATCATCAATAGATAATTCAAAAGCCTCTTTCTTTAAAAACTCTTGTTGTTTTTCCATTATTTGAAATCTACTAACCATATCTGGAAATCTATCACGCAAAGATAACCGACCCATTTTTAAAGACATTTATTCCCCTTCCTCATCTGGAAATACTTTTGGATTGTTATCGTTACTAACACTTTCATGTTTCCAATCTGGTACAAGCACTCCTAAATCTTTTATTGCTAATTGATAACCAGATAAAAACTCATCTGGTATTCCGCCAACTTCTTTTTGATGTACTTCATATTTATGAAGTTTCATTTTAAGCTGACCTTGTAGGTTATATTTTACCTCTGCTAGTTTTTGTCTATTCATTAGGTTTCTCCGTTAATTGTAATCTCATATGAAAAAAAATTTCTTGAAGTTTCCAAATATCGTTTAGTCTTGCTTTTGCTGCACTTACTAACCAATCAATCGTTGCTTCTCCAAAAATAGAAATTGAATTACTTTTCCTTTTTTCAGATATGTATTGTTCATCTTCTTCCCAAAATTTTCTATAAGATTGGTTTATGTGACTTAGTTCTAAATTAGCTAATTCCTTAATGATGATATCTAAATCTTTTTGGGTAAATCCATTTTTATAATCTCTAACTAATTTAAATACCTCATTAGGTAAATGACTAGTAAGATTGTCTTTATGGATAGTGTTATTAATTACTTCTATAAAACTATAATCTGTATTATCAGATAATTTTATCTTTGTTTCAATTTTCATTACTTTCTCCTTTCCCATATTAAGTTGAACTCGTAAATTAACCATAAGAACCCTGCAATCATTCCTATGTGAACAATTAGTGTAAGTATTTCGTTTAACATTAGTATGTTCCTCTCTTTAGATATTTTCCTGTGTTGATATCAATGTAAGGTCTTGCAAAAATCTGAACTGATCTTTGAAGATCATCTTCAAAACCTGCATTGAAAAACTCATCAACATAAAACCACTTCTTAGGAAAGTTCTGATAAGCAATTTTTATAGCTGACTGATAGTTATTAGCTTTCACATTGACAACACTTTTTCTTCTTCCCCAATGTGTGATTATTTCAAAAATAAAATGTTCCATTGTATTCTCCTTGTTGTTTAACATAAGTATATTTGTATAGAAATTTTATAGAAAATGCAAATTATTATTATAAATAATTGTTGTCTAATTTACCCATTGATTTAGACATAAAAATCAGTAGAAATGAATTAGAACACTTCTTTTTTAGTAGTATTCCTCCTGAAGGCTCTGAAATGAGTCTGTTTAACATGCACCCCTTCGTTAACTATAGTTTTTTCATACAGGAGGGGTGTTTAAATTATCTAGTATGATTGCCTTCTGGAAGTGCTTCATACCCCCTAGAAACGCATTTATTTGGATTTTTTAGGTCTTATATCTGGTATTTCCCATGTTAATTCTCTGATTATGGTAGATTTGATTATACAGTGTCCAGATCCTGCGCAATCTTTACCCCACATGGTTGTGAGTTTGTATACTAATGGAGTTTCTTCTAATATTTTTCCAACAGCTTGAATTTTATTATTCTCAGGATCTAAATCTATAATGATGTCTTTATATTCTTGCCAAGAGTTTGTTGATGACGAATGATCGTAAAATTCAATATACAGTATTTTTAACACGCAAGATTTTTTCCTTGGCTTTATATTTTTTGAATTGTTTCTTCTTTCTGCGTTTACCAGATGATCTCGGTATGAGTTCTTGAATTAGTGTTGATGTAGTTATTCCCATGATGTTTATAGGGTGGGAAAAACCCACCCCAATATTATTTCTTTTTCTTTTTCCTCTTTTTGGTTTTCTTGGTTTTCTTCATTCCTTTTGAAGATCCACCATAATGATAAGGCATCTTTATCTCCTACTTTTTCTTTTTCTTCATAATAGCATCTCTCAATGCTTTAGGTAGCTTCATCTGCTTTTTACTTAACCCTTTAGTTTTTTTTGGTTTAACCATTAATGTAATACCCAATGATGTAATACTACAACAAGTGCCATTACCATTAATACTCTCACCCATGATTTAAGTTTTGTAAAACCCTCAAACCAATCCATTACTGTATTTACTATTTTCATTTTGCAACTCCCTTCGCTTTTTCGAACGATCTTAAACCCCCAAGACCTAACATACCTAAAATTAAAGGCATTAGCTGACTTAGGTCTAAGGTTGGCAACTCTATATCACTTCCTGCTATTTTCAAAACCATAACTATAAAAGGTTGAAACAAATAAACATACCCTACTGATAACGCTGAAATCCACCCAAGTGCAGGACGCCATCCTGCAACAAAAATACTTCTATGCCCTGCCTCTACTTTGTTGATATCCATTTGTTTAGTTTGAAGTTCGTTTTCTAATTGTTGCAATTTTATTTTTGCATTATCTTTTTCTTCTTGTGAAGTGTGTAGTGAGTCTATGATGCCACCAACATTCTTAACAAGATCACCACCCAATAATTTAGATATCATTACACATCTCTCATTCTAGCTGATAGTTCAGTTATTCTATTGACTAAACCTCTAACATCAGATTTACCCATTTTACTATCTAAAAGTTCTTCAGCAGCTAGAACATAATCTTTATCTTTTAAAGCCTGTCTGCATTTTTTAAAACCTAGTAATCTTGGTAGTCCAATCCAAAAGCATAAATGTACGCATACTTCAAAAGCCTCTGACTCTATAGTTGCAGGATCAATAAATTTTTTTGTATCTTCTATTGCGTTTGATAAATCTTTATTAAAGATAACTAATACTTCTTCATTGTTCAGTGGCTTCTGTCTAGTGAGTAGTTCTTGCTCATTATCTCTTATCATGTGTCCTACTCCAATCGTCCATAGACCACTTGTACATTTGTATTTTTCAAATTTTACACCTTCCCATCTGGTGATATCTTTTGCCAATCTCTCTCTATTCATTAATTGTTATACCTCTCTATCAATCTTGATAAATACCATTGTGCTTTTTTTAAATCTTCAAGTTTGTTTTTGCTCTTATGCCTAATAATATATTTTAAAATATTAGCTTCGTGATACCCTAATTTAAATTCTTCTATTATATCAATAACTTGTATCTTTGATCCTATATAATAAGCAGGATTTATTTTATCTTCATAGTCACTCATAAGTATATATTTTTATCCCATGATCCGTCTTTCTTCAAGACCATTGGTACAATGTAAGGAATACCATTAGTTATAACACCACATGAAAGTATGGGTTTTGCTAGATTTACTTTCATATATGCCATAGCTAAAGATTTTTTATCTATCATACACCCTACAGACATTCCCCAATTCAAATGAAAGTTATTAGCTACATACCTTATTTCTGAGACCGTATGAAAATGCCCTTGGCAACATGACATAGAACTTTCTCTAACTGCCTTGGCTATATCTTTTGTAAATTGATGTGCAAATATAACTCTACCTTTATCTGTTTCCAATATTAGTTTTTCTACCCACTTCCATTTATGAGATACATCTAATATTTCATTATAATCTTTAATAAAGAACTTTGACATTCCTTTTGCCATGGCTCTGCGTAAGATCATTGATCCATGATTACTCTCTAATAAATACATGCTAGGAAATATTTTTTCTAGCTGAGAACATAAACTTCTCCCTGCTAGTAATTCATCAGCAGGTGCAGGTAAGTCTGGATTTATCACATGACTAACATTAACCGAATGCCAATCCATTTCATCTCCAATATGTACTACACAATCTGGGTTATAATTTTTATTAAGTTTAATAAGAAATGGGAAAGTATCTTTATGATGATAAGGAAAATGAGTATCACTCACTACTAATATCTTTTTATAAACTGTCATATTTCAGTTAGTTCCTTGGTAGTGCAAAATGTTGTTATATATAGATTAGGAAATTGCATATATTTATTTGCAATTTGTACTGATGCCTCTCGGCATTCTTCTCTAGTGTCGTAAGATTGTTTGTATAAAATATCTGTAATACAGGTTTTATCTAAAGGTATGGATGGATCTTGAATACACAACCATATTATGATGAACATTTTCAAGATTAATCACCATTCAAATACTTTTCTATCCAGATTATTTTTTCTTTAATAACAGCAATATCTTGTTGCATAGTTGTTATATTATCTGCTTTTTTTTCTACAGCTTCTAAGCGGCTAGACCACATTCCCCATGTCATTCCAATGGTCACTAAAATGACTAGGTAAGGTAAAACTGTTTTTATATCAATATTCATTTTGATTAAATTTTAAATTCCATCTAACTTTACTTGTGACTGTTTGTCAAACGTTTCTGCTATTTCAATATCTTTAGCATATTTTTCTTTATATTCAGCTTTTGCTCGTTGCTTTTTTGCAACATCATCCATAGTCATACCAGATATTTCTCTATGTAAGGCTTGATTTTTTTCTGCCCAATTATCAAGTCTTTCTAAGTATAGTTTTTCTCTTATCTTTGCTTCGTTTAATTCTTCTCTTGCTTCTCTAAGTTCTTGTTTTGCTTTTTTTAAGTTTTGTTTTAATTCTTCTATGGTAGCCATTAATTAACTCCTGCCAATGGATTAGATAATGCTTTTTTTATATTAACTTCTAATTCTTCTTCTAATTGTTTTAAATCTTGATGTAATTGCCTATCCATCTCTTTGACTGATGTTTCAACATCTTTTATAATTCTATCTTGTAATCTAATGTCTGATTTCATGGTTTTGATGTCATCTCTTAAATCATTCTTTAGTGAAGTGGCTACATCATTGACTAGGCTAACTTCTTCTAAAACCATTGAAACTTCTGATTTTAAGACTGCTAATTGTTCATCATAATTAGATAAATCTGGTGCAGTATAGCTTTCTATCTTGGCTTTCATATCAAGATAGTCATCATAGAATTTATAGCCTGTCCAACCACCACCAATAATTGCACCAATTAATGATAAGATGATAAAGAACTTACCACCTTTAAATTTCATTCCTTGATACTCTACTTCCATTGACTATCTACCATTTCATTAATCTTTCCATAATCCATATACCCTAATATACCTGCTTGATAATCTATTATCACATTTTGATCTACTAAACCAACATCTTTATAAAACGCACCATCTATAATTTGTTTTTCTAAATAACTATCAAAACTAGTATCAGCTAATATTACCATTAAAGCTAGGGTTGTTGTTTGTGCTTCTGTACTCATTTTATCTTTTTGACTAGCCATCAATTTATTGGCAATCTTTTGTTTTATTTCAGCAGGTGTAATTTCTTCCTGTTCTTCTTCTACTTCCTCTGGTGCTTCTTCTACAACTTCTTCTACTATTTCTTCTTGTACTTCCTCTTGCACTTCTTCAGATATTTCTTCTGTGATTTCTTCTGGGGTTTCTTCTATTACTTCTTCTATTACTTCTGGCTCTGGTATATCTTCCATCTCTGGCATTTCATCAAGTAATTGTTCTTCAAATTCTGCTTGTATTTCTAATTGTATTTCTTCTACTTCTACCATTTCTATCTCTATAGGTGCTTGTTCAACAGGTGCAAAATCAAATTCAAATGTTAAATCATCTTGGAAAAAATCCTCTATGACTACTTCAAAAGATACTTCTTCAAATTCTATTTCTTCAAAAACAATGTCATTAACAATATCTGTAATTATATCAGTGATGATTTCTACTGTTTGATATTGAACTGAAAGAAAAGGATTACTTATAATCCCACCATAATAACCATTAGTATATCCTGCATCGACAGACCAAATATCCATTTGAAAAGAAACATCTTCATAAAAGTTTGGATCTAGTGTTGCTAAATATTCATAATTTTGCTGACCTTGATAATCCATTTCAACTGTATGTTCATGGGTTTTAAATATATTTCCGTTTTGATCTGATAGATTTAGAGTAATAGAAAAATAATCTTTGCAATCTCCATTGGTACTATTACAAGATAAAACATTAGTATTAGATACATGACTCTCTATTGTTGAGCCGTATGTATAATCAAATCCTTGTTGTATTTCATCAATAGTTAAACCTTGATTTATAAGAGAGTATTCATCACTAATAATTTTGCCACCACCTGATACCTCACCTCTATTGTCTGCTGATCCTGTGCATACCTCACCATCTTCTAAAGTTCCAGAATAACTACATTGTGTGATTGATGCTTTATCTTCTAAAGTCCACTCATCAGCAGGATTAAGAATATTACCTGTATCTATTTCTTCTGCTTTAGAGTATGAGAAGCATACTAAGAGCAATAAGACCAAAATCTTTAATGGCATCCCATTCTCCTTCTTTGGTTTTATTTACTTGCTTGACTGTATTTTTAGGAAATATTTTAGAGTCCTCTGGTATTAGATGTTGGTTTTCTTCTTTGAGCCATTCCTCTTTTGCTTCAATACCAATCTTAGAGTTAATTGGTGGGTAAGTACCTGCTAACCAAAGAGCATCAAAAACTCTGGCATCATTTTGTGCTAAGATAGAAACAGAAGCAACTTTTAACCCTAAAGAGGCAAGTGCCTTACTTAATCTAATATTTTGACAGAACTCTGAGTCATAGACACTTCCTGCACTAATACCAATAACAGTAGATTGAACTGCACCAGATACAGGAACTACACATAGATCAGATTGTGCATTAACACTTGGTGATATTGCTGAGGGTGGTGTCTTGTCAATAGTGACAGTTCCACTTGATACTGTATTCGTTTCAGCTTTGACATCTGTAAATGTTGCTACAAGAGTAAATAGGAACAAAATTGATACTAATAGTTTCATTATCTCGCAGTATTAGGAACTCCGTTGCTATCAACAAATGGTGAAGATGCAAATGCCATGAAGATATATGAATCTCCACTTCCATTAGTTTGAGCATCAGCACTTCTTATTTTAAAACCATTTGATAAAAAATCTATTTGTGCATATCCACTAAACGTACTACCACCTGATTGTGCAAAAACATAATTGTTAATTTCATTATATGATTGGTTGTCTGAGTTTTGAATCGTCCAACCTTGACCACTAGCATTTGTTCTTCTCTGTAATAAAAACTTAGGTTTAAACCCAAGATTAATGTACGCTCCGTCTGTACTTCCATTACCTGTATAAGAGCCGAATTTAGAATATCCTTGTATTTCTGCAAAACAGTAAGCAACTATATTATTACTAGAGGCATTAACGCCTGTTGATGTACCTATACTAAAAACACTTGATGTTGGTGTTGTGTTTTGAAAATCACCTGCTGAAAAAGCTGCACCAGTAGTATTTAAAACAATAGCATTATTATTTCCTAAATCCTGATGATAAACAATCCAATTAGTAGTAGCACTACGATTCTTTAGTAGTATCATAGCAGGAACTTTACCCAACCCATGACCAACAGTGGCATTACTTCCTGTGCCTGTATAAGTCAAAACACTAAATCCTGCGGTTTGATTAGCTGATACTGTACTTGTGATTGAGCCATTTGTATTAGAAGCAGTAGTATTTGAACCTAGCCAATTCCAAGTCACATAAGTATCGCCACTACCATTAATTCCTGAATCATTATCCATTGTAAAACCATCACTATCAAATGATTTTAATGAGTTTGTGTCTACTAGTTCTGCATTAGAATTATGAGTAAATAATCTTTTATTTACTCCTCTAGCAATATCCCAAAGGTTATGACCATCAGAACTATTTCTGCCTTTAAGCCATACCCAATCTGGTTTAAAACCTACTCCTGTTATAGCATGGTCATTAGCACCATTTCCTGTAAACAAAACAGTATTAAAATATTGACTACCATCATCAATCGTAGGGGATAATGCAGTTGCTAGGTTTTGAGTACATAGTGCAATATAGCCAGAGGGTGGTGTGTATTCAAAGTTTCCATATCCGTTTCCGTCACTGTTGCCAGATGTGATTGAATGAACAGGATTGCCAAAATTTGCTTGAAACGTAAATGTATTACTTAAAGAAGTATCGCTAATAGCAAAGAAATATTCTTTATTAGCATCTATAGAAATTCCATTACTTCCTGTTGCAGGATTAGCTGAGTTCTG